ATTTAACTCATCAGGTGTTGTAGCATCTGAAATACCCGGATATTGAGACCTATCAGTATTTGTTTGACCAAAAACAGAACTTAAAAAATCATCAGTAGAAACAGGAGACATATTTGTTTGCCACCCTAATGTTTGTGCTAAGTTTTTAAGTAATTGAGATGGGATATCATCACCAGGGTTATAATGAACTGAATTCATAAACGCTAACGCACTTATGAATTTATTTGTTTCGTCAAAACTTCTTCCATAGATTTGTAATACTTTTTCCATTTTTTGACCTATCGTATCAAACTCTTGGAACGCCCCGGTAGTTAAAAATCTTGCAACAATATTGGTCTTATACTCATCCATTGTTACACCAATATCATTTAATTGAACTAAATAATTGGTAAACGCGTTTGTCACAATATCTAAATTCCATGAACCATTTAATGGGAATGTTATAAATTCTTGGGAAGAAAAATACGTTCCGTCTTCTGATTCTCTTGGTACATTAAAACTCGCAGTATATTTCGGAGTCACATTTCTATTTAAAAGAAAATTTTCAACCTCATCTAAATGTTCATTGAAAATTCTATTAACTTCATAATCATTTGGTCTAATAACTAAATCATCAAAAGTGATTGTTTGAAATGGAAATGGGTGACCACTAACACTTATGTTTAAAGTCCCCGATGTCATTGATGTTGTTGGAATAATCGCTGTTACATTATATCCATTACCATTATAATATAAACTATAATTAGCATATTGAACTGTCATATCTCTAAGCGAAGACACCTGAATCTCTTTTAATTCAAGGTTTCTAGTTGAATTAATTGTGAAATCAATCGCAAATGGATTCCTTAAACGAGCAACATCTAAATCAAAACTAGTAATATTATCAATCTCATTATAAGTTATATTTGTTGCCGTTTCACCTTTAATATAGTTCTCACCCATAAGAGTTGCTTCAAGTGCCGCAGGAAATTTTGCAATAATTGTTTCAACTGCTGTGGATAATCTTTTCACTAAAGACCCGTATTGAGTAAAATTAGTAATTTGACTTAAATCAAAATTTGGATAAACTTTAAAATTATTTTCAAATATAGTTCTTGACTGAAGAGTACTTTCTAAACCTAACCCTTCTAAACTAATTGGGTTAGAGAATGTTCCTGTACTAAACTTTCTATTTGTTTTTTCATTAAAAGAAGTCGCAAATTCAAAGTTACCTTGCGTCAAACCACCCCCCGTAACTAGTTGGAAACCAACTAAATCATCAGAGAATGTGCTTGAACCGGCCGGACCTTGTGGAGGACATGTAAATTTTTTTAATGCCATTATTCAGTTATGTTTGTAAAGTTTTTACTAAAATCAATATTATCACCTCTATTTTGTCTAACTTCATATAACAACGTATTAAATTGGTCTCTAATTTCGTATAGGTTATATTGTTGGTAAATGTTGTTATTTACGTCGTAAATTGTGTAAATACCATCATCCATAGATTTAGTTTGATTACCATAAAGAGCAATCGCCAATGTTGAGAAATCTTGGTCAGCAATCTCTATATCAAGTGTTATAGGATTAAAGAAGGTATTCGACATTATAATAGTTTGATTTGGCTGCCCAATATATGGTGTAGCATTTGGTTTGTTTGTCGGAGATGACGACGGAGAAACCGTACAAAAGATTAAATTTGTATTGTTATCAGTATATCTATATCTAATCGCTTTTTGTGATGTATTTGTTAAATTTTGAACAACCGGTTCACAAAAGAATGATGATGTCACAATTCTAAAGAAATTAGGTATTTTTGTCCCATCAGAATTTAAATACTCAATTCTAAATCCGACCAATCCTTGATTAACAAATTTATTTCTAAATTGACTTGGAACATTATTTAAATCAATAATAAGTCCTTTTACGTTAGGTAATGATGATAACACACCACAATCTAATATACTCGTTCTAATCTCCGCAGGTCTTATATATAAGGTGTAGATACCTAATTGGTTAAATTGTTCCGCAGGTAGTCTTAAATTGTACAATCCACCTAATATTTCAACATTAGGGTTAGGACTTGAAGGATTTGTCTGTTGATTATTAAAATAAGGTCTCAATATAGATACCGCATCTAGCTTTGTTAATACAAAATTATCTGTTTCATCTCTTGATGGTGTATAATTAAGAATGATGTCCACATCTTCTGGTGATACATCTGCGGGTCTTATTGTACCATAGGTGCCAGTACTCATATAATTTCTTTTTTAATTAATTTATTATTTTTAGTGTTTTTTTGTTTCATATTGATAAATATCAAATTTATGTTTTTAATCTATTTTAATTATATTAAAAAACTTATACCCATATTTTTCAAGGTCTCCCAAATTATCAACTTCTCCTAATCGTTCCATTGATTCAAATCCAGAAACTTTCCCCCGTTCAATGAACACATTGGATTGAACTTCTGGCTCATCAATTACATTTAATAACGCTTCATTTTTTACAATTGGTTCACATACCGTATCTATTGGTGTTACACCACTAACTACAAAGACAGTTGTCCCGTCACTATAATCATAGTAATCAACACCATTTATTGTATATCCAGTATATAATTTAGGCCCACTTGTTCTTCCACCCCAATATGTTCCAACAACACCTGTTGTACCTGTTATCTGAACGCCTTGATTATAATACCCGTCAACTAAATCTTGTTTTTTACCATAAACCCTTAAATCTGATACCGTTGATTGAGTGTATCCACTAACAACTAATGGTACGGTTAAATAAGGGTTAATACCACTTTGATAAGTTTCACAACTTGTATCACCACTATAAATAAAATCATAACAAATTGGTGTTGCCGACCAACTACCACCCATTGGAGTAAAACAAGTCGTACCTTTTGGGTCTAATATTGTCGTATTTGTAAATGGTACTGTGACTGTTTTCTTCACTACATTAGAACCCCACGGACTCATACCTGACATACTAATCGTAAATTCACCGGGTTGTGAGTATGGATGCGAATAAAAATTAGGACTAAAATTTGTGACAGTTTGTTTTGCAGTTCCATCACCCCAATCTATTTCATAAGATGAAAACTCTAAATATTTTTTAAATTCAACATCTGAAGTATTATAAAAATTGTACGTATAGGGGAATGAGGTGTTGGCCGAAAATAAAAAGTTAGTCATAACCTCTTGTTGAACAACCATACCATCAAATACAGAATAATACCCAACGTCCACAGTATTTTCAGTTATTAATATTGGAATAGTTAAACCCGTTAATAATGATGTACCTGGTTTGAGTGTTGCTTTTGAAATATTAGAAGTTGCTGTTGTCCCTGTTGCACCTGTCAATATTTGAGTCATTGACGAATATACATAAGCGTTCCCATCAATATACTTGGTCACCTCACGAGTATAGATATCACAACAAAATGGTATTTTTTGTTGTTCAAGATATGGGTCTCCGATATAACTAATTTTAAAAATATCACCATTAATCACTTCAGGAGATATTCTTATACGATAGGTATTTGCACTCATTATGGATTTATATATTCATACCATTTTATGGAACTAGTCGTTCCCACCCTATTACCTGACTCATCCAAGATTTCATAGGTTTTATTAACATAATCTAAATTAACTTTGTAATAGAAATATTTTGAATCAAACTCAAATTCACTTGGAATCAATGGAGATGATTGAGGTACTTTCATCATTTTAACATAAACACCCAATTTACCATCAAAAAACTTAGCACTCATGTAAAAAGTTGTTAAGTTATAAAACTTAATATTTTTTAACCAATAAATGAAAAAACCTTCTTTATCACCAACAAAATCTAATTTATATGACGGTTTTTTAATCATAACATCAGGTATGTAAGGTGTTAATGTCACTAATTCTGTAAACCCTTGTTGGACCGGAATTATTATTGTAAAATAATTAGTTTGTGATTTACCATCCATTGTATCATAAAAATCCAATTTAAAAAATGATTTAGTAAATGGTTTTTCATAATAATAAATTTCACTTTTTTCAAACCCTTCAGGTAAATAACTAACAACCCAATCATTATCAATTGCCGTCGGTACATTAGTAGGATTACCACTATAAAAATGAAAATCATATTTTACATCAGTTTTTGTGTCATTATTATATGGTTTATGTGAAAATCTTAATAACTCAAAATCTTCCGGAACACCAATTATATCTTTTATAACATCTTCCTCATAAAGTTCAATACTATCTTCTTGTCCATACATATCCCACTTCAGTTCAATCGGTAAAAGAATGTACTGTTCATCATTTGGGATTACAAATCTAAATTTATTACTCACAATCGTCTATTATTGGTTCTGCAGTTATTATCTGTTCATTATAATTAGTACCTTCAGGTATTATTCTAAAAATAATATTTGTATAAGGGTAATGAACCCCATTTAAAAATGGATAGTTAACTCCAATATTATTAGAATCAACAAATCCGTAAGTATATAAATCCCTCCATAAAAAAATATCTTTACTAGATGAGTAATAAGCGTAATTTGGAATATCTACAACATTTTTTTTATCACCTTCTTCTATATAATCGGAAAATTGTCTTATAGTTAAAGAATTATGTGGTTGATAATAATAACCAAATGGATTTGTTAATGACATAACGTACCCTGTTGAACTAGTAGGTCTTCCAATGTTAAATACTTTAGCATTGTACGTTATTTTATGATATAAATTAGATATAACTCTTTCTGTTTGTTCAAAATTATTCCACTCACAATAATCCCCATCTAAAGTATCACCTTCTTTTAAAGATTCATTATATGTAAAAACTATTGGAGACCCATTATACTCACCTAAAGGTAATCCATCTGGACCTAATGTTAAATTTTGATAAGTATTTAAAGGTATATTTGTATCTGATAAATTTTGAGATTCACTCCACCAATCAGCAGGTAATTTAGTTTGAGGGTTCAATGGTAAATTAAAATCAAACCCAAATTTCATACCTTGATATCCCATACCAGGACCTATTAATCTACCAAACGTATATCCAAAATAACCCTTCCAAATTGTTGTAAAAAATAATTCACTTAAAGGTCTTTTTTGATTATCAATTAAACCATTAATTCTAATATCTTTATCAAAAGATAAGGTGTAAGATTGAGACCCTTCTTTAATTGAAACTCTAGCAATTCTGTTAGGGGTAAAACCACTACTTTCATATTTTCTCTTAATACCAAATATATTTTGGTCAAAACCAGCGTTAACTAAAACAGAGTTATCAGGGTTTGTTAATATCTTATGTCTTCTAACATAATATGTTGAAATGGTGTCATTCGGATTGTCACTATTAATAATTCGTTTAAATGTACCTTCTTTTCCTGTAACAAATGTACCACCTGTAAATCCAACATTAAAAATATTAAAAATATACAAATCACTTTCATATTTTCCATCACCTAAACTATATACTTCAAAAATATCAACACCATTATAACTAAAATCTAATTTAACAAATTCTCCCGGTGTTAATCCGTGTTTCATCGGACATATACATTTAATAATTCCTCTTCCGTTATATACTGTTGTACTATCATTTTCAACCACAAAAGGAATCCCATCTGAAGCCACCCAATTTAATGTAATTGCATTGGAAATTGAGGGGATTTTTATAACCGCCTCTAATTGTTTTTGATAATCATTTTCAAAAGGATAACTTATAAAATGATTCCAATTATATGTTGAAGCACTTTTGCTTACAAAAGTTAAATGATTGTATGGTGGTTGAGTATAACCCGGAACATCATAATCTGTCCTAATAAAATCAAATTCATTATATTGGGGAAATCCTGACCAAATAACATTTGGATTTATACCAGTTGGGGTACAATTATCCGCAGCCGCTTGAGCTTCATTAACATAATACAGATTATTTTCAAATGGTATGTAATTCGTACTACCGGTATATGAATTATTAAATAATAATGAAAATTTACAGGTAGGTCTAAATATGTCAGATTTTTGTCTTTCATCGTCAAAAACCTGTTCTAAATTCACATCAATATTTCTATCAAACTCAACATTTAATTGTGAGGTTTGTACTAATGGTACATTAAACATCAGATTAGTGTCCGGAGCTGATTTATATCGTAAAGAACCTAATATTACCCTAGTATCAATTCTATTTCCCATATTATAGTGTTGTTGTTGTATCTAACCATTTAGTTGTAAATCTATCAAAAGCCGATTTACCTTTTTTTAACCCAAAGTAAAAATAAAAAGGCGCCCCAACATTAAACAATCTATCATTATATGAATTTGTCTGAATTGAATCAAAATTAGGATTTAAAGTACCATCAGGGAAAACAGAATATATATAACCTTTAAAATATTTACTTTCAGGTCTTTGTGATGTTGCCATATATCTTGACGAAGTTTGAGTTCTATCTAACAATTGATACGGATAATTAAAAAACGCAGCACCATTTATAGGGTTAGAATACCATTCATTTTCTTGAGAACCAAAAATACTGTTAGTGTCTTGACCTTTTATATTCCATTGATAAAATGGGACATCTTGAGTAAACACAGAAAAATAACTAAAAGTACACGGTTGGTTTACAAGTCCATCAGGGTCAATAATTGTTCTTTTTGGAGATATAAAATCTCGTGTTTGAGTATCTGAAGAAAAGAAAACACCAAATACAATATCATTTATATTACCTGACGGATTGTAATAAATAGGGTTTTGTTGATTAGGTGGAGAATCCGGATAATTTATTGATTGGAACGGGGCAACCGATAATTCAGAATTAATAGCAATCATTTGAGCGTAATCACCATCAACCATAAGTTTAGTTCTAGTAAAAAACGATAAAATACCAACCGATAGTATTTGTTGTAAAAAAGAAGGACTCGCTAATCTTGTTATTATTAAAAGATTTAATAATTCAGAAACATCTCCATAACTTGTTGTCGTTAATCTATTAGCTACATATCCATCAAAATCATCTGACATTACTAATTCTTGTAAATATAAATTTCTAGGACCTAAATCCATAATAGTTGTAGGATATTTTAAATTTTTAAAATTACCACCATACTCACCAAATAAACCTTTAAGAAATCCCGGACTAGGTCTATTCATACCAACAAATTCAGAAGTATTACTGTTCCAAGGGCTACTTCTATAATAAAAATTATTAGTTGATTGGTCAAAATATATATTATCATTACAAATGTTACTCACAGGTTGATTTTGACTATTAAAACTAATATCGTTAGAAAATGAAAAAGTATATAAAACACCATTAATCCAATTATTAGTGAATAAATGTGAAAACACGTTTCTACACGCACCAAACATTAACTGAATTCTAGTTGTCCATTCAAAAACAACTCTAAAATCAGCTCCACTTATTAATGAAAGAATTGGTTGAGTAATTAATATATAACACCCACCATCAAATTTAGCTTTACCACCACCAAAAGTCCAACAACTATTACCTTTATCTTGAATTACTATTAAATTATTTTTTCCATCAGAAGTTGTCTCACTTTTATAACAAGCTAATGGAGCCATTCTACCACAATTAAACGATTCTAAAACTTGATTAACAACTTTCGGTTCATCAAGTTCAGGAGCGAAACCTCCCGCCTCACCATTAAATAACTCACCTGAGCCTGTAGAACCAACACTTTGATTCACTGCCGCACCATCATCAGTCACTACACTTATTAAAAAATTAGTATTAGTATGTAACGGAAAACTATTATTCAAATTATTTTGAGTAAATGTTGATGTTGGAAGCCTATCTGACCTCATTACGATTTTCTTACTAAATGTATTATTTAACTGAATATTTAAAGTCATACCAGTTGAGTACGCTGGAGCATAATAAGCACTTTCCGTACGAAGTGGCGTAAGACTCGAATCTTGGGCAATATCAATTCTTTGATAAAACATTGTCCCACCTTCAACAATTTCACTTCTATAATAACCTCTGTTATCTGTTGGTGATACGTTATATGTCCCACCAAATCTACGATAAAGATATGTAGCTTTAGTAAGAATATATTGAGCATTTATACGATAGGCATACGGTACATCCCATTCAACAATAAAACCATTCCACCCTTGAGTTCCCAAAGTTGATGTTGGTGTTACAGGTATTATTGTATTTGAAGCAAAAATACCACCTGTAACTATTTGAACCGAACTAGTTGAAATTGACTCAACATAAATAGAAACCCTTATTCTTGAATTGACTGTTTGTAATGTTTTTGGCCCTCTTGTTTTATCATTTTGATACGGTTCCAAATCAGTCCCAATAGGTACACCATCCACTAACGATTGGTTTATAATAGTAGTAAGAAATGTGGTACCATCAGCCGCCATTTCATCAACATCAAACCAATACACACACGGAGAGCCCGACCTTTGGGCGAATAAATTAGTAGTATAAGTTCCACCAGGTATTATTAAACTATCAAATGGTATTGCAGGTGTGATAAATTCAACAATTTTAACAGGAGGACTACCTATATTTGTTGTTGTTATCGTAGCTGGAGTTGTTGGAGCATTTTGTAACATTGGAAAAGTAGACGGAGTTGGAATTGGTGCTACTTGTGAATAACTACTTGTTATGTCATAATAATAAATTAACGGTATTTGTGGTGGTGTCACATCATTAGTATAATTATTAACCACTCTTGAAATTGTTGGTGATGCTGGTGACGTGACTGCCGCTAATGATAATAGACCTGTAGTAGGTGTAAACGCACCGTTTGTGGTATCTAAATTAGAATAATATGAAGGTAAATTGGTTGTAAACGAACTAAAACCAAATTTTAATATTGGTTGAATTCCCGGAATAACTACATCAGGTGGAGTTAAAGAAGGTTGAAAATGGAATGAATCATAATAATAATCCGCAACTAAATTATCAGGAACATTGTGATTAACACAATTTAAAGTCCCCTGTATTGGGTAATTTAATTTAAAGTTATCACCTTCAACTATAGTACTTGCATTTGCAAAATTAAAACCAAATAATCTACTTAAATCATACCTTGCTTTAGTTCTAGTAGAATTAGGGTCAACACCTCTAACTAAAAATATAACCCTTTGTTGTTCCATTGATTTATAATAATCAACAGGTGAAAAAAATCTATTAATTGATGACCAATCTAAATATTTACCAAAATTAAAATTACCAACCTTAAAATCTACTTGAGGTTGTGTTACACGATAAAATCTCATATCGTTACTTAAAAATCTATTATTAAATGAATTATTATTATCCCAATCACCTAAAACTGTAATAGAATTAGTATTACACATTCCACTATATTCAGAATATGTCATACCTGTAATAACTTGAAAATATTCAATATCCATTGGGAACTTTGCGTACAAAGTGTCACCAGAACCCGCAACAATGTTATAATTTACCGGACTAGGAATGTTTCCTGTTCCATTTGCTTTAGCATAATAAATAGATATTGTCGCAGGATTACTTGTAGTACCTGTATTAATTGTAGTACCTGTAATAGTGTTAGTACCATATTCATTTAATGTTGTTCCGGTATTAATAACATTTAAATCTTTTGAAAAGGCAAAATCTTGGAAACTTAACATTGTACCTGATTCTAAATTTGTTGCATTACGTGTACAAACAATCGCGATAACATTATCATAATGATAATAAACATCAGGGTCATTTAAATCAGGTTGAAATGTAACTTTAATCCTATTCACCCCACCACCAGGATTATTAGGACCATCATTAAAATATTTTGCCTTTGTATTAAATAAATTTAATCTTTCAGCAACAGTTAAACTTGAGGTAAAATATCCAAATTCAGGGCCATCAACAACACTTCCTATGGTCGGGTTTTCATCATCATTCGTCGTATCAAATAAACTAGGCACTCTTGTTGATGCAGTAAACGAAGCATCCTCATCATTACCCAAACCATCTCCTGCAAACAATGTCTGATAAACAGAATCTGTAGTATTAACATTTGGATTACCCGCCGTCCCATTATTCAATCTATTAATCACATATTGTGAACTAATTTGGAATGACGATAATAGTGATGAACCAGGACCTTCAGGAATTTCTGAGACTTCTCCCTGCTCTGCTGTTATCACTTCAATGCCCGGTTCGTCTTTAGGTAAATCACTATTATCACCACAATCACAAAATTCACATTCAGGATAAGACAACATAGGTATTTTTAAGTTTTTTAATTTGTCAGGAAATGAATTAACTTGGTCAGCGATTCTTTTAGCATCTGCTAATGTTGGACATTTAAGTTTATCTCTCATTCTTCTAAATCTTCTACCAATTCCAAATGGTAATCCACTAAGTATACTTAAAACTATTTTAAAAATAGTACAAACAACTTGAAGAAGTAAAACTACCGGATAAATAATTATTGTAATAATAAAAGCAATAATTTTAAGAACTAACCAAAGAATATGTATAACGGGTATTAATGTGATAAAAACAGGTCTGAATAAAAATAACATTATCCAAAACAAGAAATAAATTAAATCAAATCTAAAAACACCATCATTTGTTGGAAATTTGTTATTTTCACTTTCACAAGATTCATCCAACATATTTTTAATACCTATAAAATTATTATTTAAATAACCCTTTCTATATTGGTCAACTAATTGAGACACAGTATATACTTTATTATAACTCATTAAATAAAAAGTATCAGTACAATCAATTGCAGATTGAAAATCAACATAATCATTCCAATCTAAACTAAATGCGTATGATTTTCGTTTAAGAGTTGAATTTGGACTACCATCTGATGAAATCCACCCGTGTTCTTTAATATTTGGTACTAAAAAATAAGCTCGTCTAATTGGCTCTGATATTGAAGGTGATTGATTCCATTTAACTTTAAAACGGTATTTACCCTTTGTTGGTATTCCTTTTTTAGGGTCATCTGAAATAACTTGTTCTCCAAATTCATTGGTTATTAAATAATCTAAATTCATTGGAACATCAACTAACCACGTTCCATTATCATCAATAACTTGACCACCCTCTTCTAAATCAACCGTCTCTAAAATTGGTTTACCTTGAGCGTCTAAAAAAATAGTTTGTCGTATTGCCAAAATTTCACCAGGGCCAGCAACTAAAGTACATAAATTACCGGATTTAAGCCTTGGTTTACAAGTTCTAGGGAGAGCAGTATTTTCATTACTAGATACTATTGACCCCATAAAAATTGATGTTGGTCTAATATCAATACCGGATTCTTTAGATAAATCAAAATCAGTTCTTGTTATACCCAAATTACATATTTCAGGTTGACCCCACAAAGGTTCAACTTCAATAGTTCTATTAATAGTAATAATTTGAGGTAAAGAATTTAAATTTGATGAGGTTTTAAAATTTATACCCGCAACTTGAGTTGGTGTTGCAATACCCATTCTAACCAAATCTTGAGGTGACAATGAAAATTCACCAATGTCTGATAAGTCAATATCAACAACAACTGTTTGACTTCCGGTAGGTACACCAAAAATCATATAATCACCACTAGAATTGGTTACTGTAGAATATTTGTAATACTTGTCATATACCTGTATTAATGTTGGGTCAGTTAAAACATTGTCTCTTGTAAAAAAAGTTCCTGTTGGATTATGCCCCGAATGTGATTTAACATAAGGTAATAGATTGTATATATAACCATCTTCATTTAAATCTGTTAATGTTTTGTATGGATATAAATCTGAAACAACAGGATTAAGTTCATCATTTGTATCTAAAGGAATAAATACGGATACTTTAGCATTTGGAATACCAAAACCATTGTTTACACTTACTCTACCTACAATAACCCCATAATCAGAGCATTGTCTAGTATATATTTGACTTGGTAATAATTTTAGAGATAATATTTCTAAATACTCAAATTCTTGTTCTATCAAGACGTTAAGTGATTTATCAACACCAGGCTCTGTACGTATTCTAAATGAATTGGACATAATAATCTTTTTTAATAAATAGTTTATATACTATTTTCAAAAGATAATTCAATAAATTTTAAAATAAATTGCTAAGAGAAATTAACCGTTTTAATATTTTTAACTCTCACATTGATATCTTTGTTTGGATATCTAACTTGATACACTTGTCTTGGTTCGGCAAAAATTGTATCATCAACTAATTCAATTTGTTTAGTTTCCGAATCAATATATCTTTGTGACGTTTGAGATGAAGAATATTGACCACCAACTTTATTAAAAAATGTCATGTCAGAAACGGAAATAACCCCATTTTCGCTTTGAACTAATCTTCTTAATTCGGATACATTAACATTTTCACCCATTTCTTGGTTTGTTGGGTCAAAATAATCTGTGATTATATTAATTATTTGAGAAATAACTGAACCCTGATTTTGTGAATTGTCTAACACAACGTCAACATTTATTGCTAAATCTATAACATTAGCACTTTCAATTGACACATAATCATTAATCATACGATAATTTGATAGATAATTGGCAACATTATTTTTTAAAGTATTTGATACTATCTCGGTTAATCTACCGGTCTCATCATATGATAACATTTGAACTTTAATTTTATTATTTTCTTCCGTTATCGCAACTTTAGCCGGTGCACCAAATTGTGAAGGCATTGTTCTAATGATTGATTCATAATCATTTACAGTAACCGCTCTGTTTTGGGCTGTAAAGTTATATGAAACTAAATTTCTAACTTCTTCCGTTGTTGGATAATTTGCCCCACCGATGGCGGCTGTTATATTATTACATCTTAATGAATTAACAACAGTTGTATTAACAGATTCAGATGGTCCATTTACAAAGAATGAAACCGTACCAATTTGTGTAATAACACCAACACCTAAATTACTTCCTGTACCACCACCAATTCTATATTGAACGAATAGTGTCGAATTAGGTTTTAAAGTACTACCTAATGCAAAGTTATTAGAATATTTGTATAAATTTAATGGTTTACCATCTCTAGCAAATTCTCTTAATTGCTCATCAGCAGATTGACTACCACCACCAAAGGTCATTTTGAAGAATCCTTCCGGTGTAAATTCAGTTATGAATTTGGTTGCAGTATTTACATATCTACCTACTTTAATACCAGGGTTGTCAGAAACTTTTGTTGGGTCTTCAATAAACACTCTATCTTGAGCTAAAGCTTGAACTTCAAACCATCTATTATCAACACCTAAAAATTCTTGATTTGAAGGTACATTGGCATATTGAGTTCCATCTTTTAATAAAACACTTGTCACTCCTAATACGGTCTTTTCAGGTAAAAATATTTCAAAAAATGGTCTTACGTCATTTGCTGTAATAACTCTCTTAAAAACTTTAGTAATACCGTTAACAACGGTCTCACGTTTTACAATGGTATAATTTAATAACTTATTGTTTGAATCAAAATTTGGGATTTTTAATCTATTAGGAAATCCATCCGCATTTGATGGTGAAGAAAAATCAATATCATAAACAGTTTCAAATACTTGACCCGCACCACTTACTTGAGAACCTCTACGTAAAATACCACAATATCTTAAATCCTCTTTATCTCCAAAAGCAGGAACAGTTATTGAAAAATCAACTAAAGCAACTGAAGGTCTTTGACCCGGAACTTTTAATCCGTAAGTTTTAGCAATATTAAATATTGATGACCTTTGTTGAGCATATTGTAATACAGTTTCCTGAATACTTCTATCTATATTAAATTGAAGGTTGTCGGTAACCGCAGCGTTTAGGTCTAATAATACAGAGAATACACTCGCGTCATTAAAATTATCAACTAAATCCGGATAATAAGTTTTTGTAAAGTTTATTAACTCAGTTCTAATTGATTGAAAATCTCTCGTAGTATACGATATTTTTTTATTTGCCATATTCTTTAAATATTTAGGATTACAAAATCACTAGCGTTAAACACGTCATTATTTATTTGATAATCTATTTTTACTTTCGCAGTGTGTTCTTTAGTTCCAATACCCGGTACTCTAAAAACACGAGTATCATATTGGTCAACATAAGTACCTTTATCTTCCTCACCATCTGATGCCGCAGTAATACTTATATTTTTAATTGTTATTCCCGGTATGTATTCTTCAACAGCGTCTCTAATTTCAGCATCAATGTCTGAAAATGTAGGACCATCTAATGGTTCAAATATAAATTCATACAATCTTGTACCAAAATCGGGTAAAAAATATCTACTTCCTTTTCTAGTCAATAATAAATGTATTAAGTCCGTTCTTGTTTCTTGAGTACTATCTGTGGAAAGGTCTAAATACTTTCCATCATAAGAATCCCTAAATGGGAAATTAATACCATATGTTTTTCCATCTGCCATATCTATAAATATAGTGTCGTAATTATTTCTTATAAATAGAGTAAAATAAAAAATCACGACCAAAGTCGTGATTAATATTTATTTCTATTAAGAACCACACCCAAAACACTCAAATTCTGTGTTTGTTGGTTTTGAAGTTAATTCAACTGTTGGTTTTTCAATTGGTTTTGATTGACCTACTTTAGATATGTCCACCGCCAAGTGTTTTGCTCCGGTCGATATCGCTTTTGTTCTAACATAATAACAAAGAGTTTTTAATCCTTTACCCCAAGAATGGAAGTGTGATGATGAAATCTTTGATAATGTTGGGTTAGACATATAGATATTCATTGATTGTGATTGGTCAATGAATGGTGCTCTGTCTGCAGCCATATCAATAAGTTCTCTTTGAGATATTTCCCAAATTGTTTTGTATTTTGGAATTAAATGTTCAATTCTTTTAACTTTCTTGTTATAATTTTTATCTTCTTGGTCAAGATAATTATTAAAGTTAATATTTTGAATTGACCCTTCATTCATAATGATTTCATTTTTTAAATCTTCAGACCAAATACCAATTTTCTCAAAATCACTAATTAAGTATTTGTTAACAATTAAAATTTCCCCCCCAACTACACGACGATTAAACAATGCCGAGTGAGCCGGTTCAGTCATTTCAAATGAACCTGTAATCTTAGCAGAAGATGCAACTGGCATCTGAGCCGTGAATAACGAATTACAAACCCCGTGATTGGACACTTCTAACTTAAGTGAATCCCAATCCCACATTCTACCTAATCCTTCGTAATCTAATCCCCACATATCAAATTGGAATATACCTTTTGACATTGGTGAACCTTTAAAGAATTTGTATGGTTTATATTCACCTGATTTACATAATTCCATACTCTCTGTGATTGCCGCGAAGTAGATTGTTTCAAATATTTCTTTGTTTAATTGTTTTGCCTCTTCAGATGTGAAGATATAATCCATTAAGAAGAATACGTCGGCAAGACCTTGTGTTCCAATCGCAATCGCTCTTTGTTCTAAACCACCTTTTCTACCTTGTTCAGTTGAATAACTATTAATGTCAACAACTTTGTTAAGTGCTCTAACAACCTTTCTAACCTCACTATAAAGTAATTTAAAATCAAATTCACCTTTAATGATAAAGTTTTTTAATACCATAGATGATAATGTACAGATTGCTGTAGTATTTTCATCAGTATATTGGTAAATCTCATTACATAGGTTAGATTGTTTAATCACCCCAATGTTTTGATGGTTAGTTTTTCTGTTAGCACTATCTTTAGAACATAAATAAGGTACTCCTGTTTCAACTTGAGATTCAATAATTTTATTCCAAATTGTTTGTGCTTTCACTTTTTTACCAAGTCCAAGTTCAACCGCTTTGTTGTAGTTTGTTTCATACTCATCACCATAAGCTTCTTGTAATGGTTTGATACCCGCTTTCTTAATGTCGTTAGGACAGAACAAATACCAATCAGAATTATTCTTAACCGCCTCCATAAAGTTGTCCGGTAACCATATTGAGGTAAACAAATCTTTTGCTCTCAACTCCTCAGCCCCTGTGTTTTTTTTAATTTCAAGTAAATCAATAATGTCTTTATGCCAAGGTTCAATATAGATAGCCGCACTACCCGGTCTTCTACCTTGTTGATTAAAGAATCTTAACCCTTCGTTAACAATCTTTAAGTACTTCAATAAACCACCCGCAAATCCACCTGATGAATTAATACGACTTTCTTTACTACGAATGTTAGACATACATAGTCCAATACCTGCCGCATCAGATGAATACGTTGAAATATCATTGAATGTTTGTAATAACCCTTCTCTTGAATCCCCGTGATTGTATTTCAATACACAAGACGCTAGTTGAGGTGTTTTAGTTCCCGCGTTAATCATAATTGGTGTTGCAGGAGATATAACTTGATTTGATAATGATTGATAATACTCAACCGCTTGTTCAAATGATTTAGTAACCCATAAAGCCACTCTCATATACATATGTTGAGGTCTTTCAATTACTCTACCTTCAGGATTTTTTAACAAATACATTTCTTGTAATGATTTCCACGCAAAATAATCAAAATTGTAATCATTCTCGTGATTAATTACAGAATCAATATTTTCAGGACCATATTGTTCAATAGTTTCCATTAACTTATCGTTAACGATACCATCAACGTGCAATGTGTGCATTGTGTTACAAAAACTATCATCAGTTTCTTTGTGGTATGCAGAAATAGCGACAGAAGACGCCAATCTTGAGTAATCGTGATGACTACCGGTATAAGCCGCCGCAATCTCATAAACTAACTTATCCAACTCTTTGGTTGTAATAACACCCTCTGTTGGAACCGAAGTAATCACCTTAATGAATACCTCATCAGCATTTACGTTTAATCCTCTTGCTGCTCGTTTAACTCTATTATATATTTTTTGGGGGTTGAACGAAACTTCGTCCCCCCCTCTTTTTCTTATCTTTAATGACATCATATTAAAAATCGTCTGTAAATGTTAATGACTCACCTAACTTGGCCTTTTGATACTCCATTGTTCTTGATTCAAAGAAGTTACCTTTTGTTTCAACAGCAATCTGTTCCATAAATTTAAATGGTTGTTCCACATTAAAGTGTTTTTTACAACCAAACTTAACCAATAATCCGTCAGTAACAAATTCAAGATATTGTTTCATTAAGTTTGAATTCATACCAATTAAAGAGACAGGTAATGATTCAGTGATAAATTCTTTTTCAATCTCTAAAGCGGATAGTAAGATTTCTTTAATTCTTTTCTCAGTTGGTTTGTTCTCAACGTGATTGTTAATCAAATGGATTGCAAAATCACAATGTAAGTTCTCATCTTTAAAGATTAATGAATTCGCATTACATAGTCCTTGCATAATCCCTCTTGATTTCATCCAAAAGATAGAACAGAATGAACCGGAAAAGAAAATTCCTTCAACCGCTGCGAACGCAACTAATCTTTCTTGGAAAGAGGCGTTCTCAATCCAATCAAGAGCCCATTTCGCTTTCTTTTGAACTGCAGGTAATCTATCAATTGCGTGGAAACATTCATCTTTCTCTTTATCATCAGACACATAAGTATCAATCAACAATGAATACATTAACGAGTGAATGTTCTCCATCATAATTTGGAATCCGTAAAAGAACTTTGCTTCAGCATATTGAACCTCTTTTAAGAAATTCTCAGCCAAGTTTTCATTTACAATACCATCAGACGCTGCGAAGAACGCTAATATATTTTTAAGGAAATATCTTTCATTATCAGATAGGTTTTCCCAATCTCTAATATCGTTAGATAAATCTACTTCTTCTGCCGTCCAAAAAGCAGCTTGATGTTGTTTGTAAAATTCCCATATATCATTATGTTCAATAGGGAAGATAACAAATCGGTCATTATTTGGTTCTAATATTTTTTCTTTCATTTTTAAATTAATTTTGTGTTTGTTCTTTTTGTTTTCTTTTGTCTAACAAATCTTTTATTCTTTGTCTATTTCTTTCTTCAGTTTGTTCTTCTAACCCTAAAAATGTTACAGAACTTTCTGTGTCAATCTCCAACATACCATTATCAAATTTACAATTCTCAAATACAACACCATCATCACCAATACGTGATTTAGTAATTGCAATAGTCGCTAGTTTCATTTCTTTTTGTTGTAGAGATTTAGCCACGGAAATGATTACGTGTCCAACCTGTGCTTTTTTGATAGAACCACCCATTTGGTCAGTAGTTACAACATCAGAAGATATTGAACTTCTATTACCTTGAGTTGCCGTCCACCCTACTAAATCAAGTTCGTGACACATAGCTTCAAATGCTCTCATCACAGACCCTTCAGATTTCCATTCATCACCCAAGTTTTTATCCGGAACTACACAATCAATGTAGTCCAATAATACCATATCAATTTTGTTTCCTTCAGAAATCATTTTTCTAATTTGATTCTTAATTTGCATCATTGTTACGGTGTCAGATGGAAGTTTTTTAAGTATAAGTTCATTAGGCATTTTCTCCTTAATCTCTTGAACTTTAACCATAACTTCATCCTTTTTTAAAGACAATTCATCCGGATGGATTTTTGTCCATAATGTAATGTGTTTACGTTGAATAATCTTTGGGTTATCCTCAAAGAATATTTGTAAAACATTATACCCCAAATTAAATGCGTGATTTGAGATTTTTGTCAATAAAGTTGATTTACCAACTCCTGTTGGTGCTAATACAACACCGATTTCCCCTTTAGCTAAACCACCTTTTAACAACCTATCTATCCCCGGAATACCCATTGGTATCGGATGGCGATAATCTTCGTTTAAAACGTCATCTAAATTACTGAAAACACTTTCCGTTCCTTTTTCGTGTTCCCCAACTTGAAGAGCTTTACTAACCATTTCCTCTAATGTATCATAACTCTCAAATTCACCCGTGTCGATGATTTTTTGAGCCTTAACCATTACTTTCTGTAACTCCTGTTGTTTACAGAACTTCATTGATTTTTCTTGTACAAATTCCGCCCCCTCAAGAGTAGATTCCTTAACTTTTGTAAGGGTATCAATAATGATTTTTGCTGCCAGAGGTTGTTGTATCTCAGATTTTGTGATTTGTTCTAATGTGTCAAAGGTTGGTGTATGTTCGTATTTTGTATAATACTCCTTAATCATCTGAATGATTAATTTGAAGTATTTATTTTCAAAATAATTTGTTTCAATCACATCAATAATAGACCTTGAGAAATCTTTGTCGATAATGATTTGGTTTAATAATTGTATCTGAAAGGTACTACCTAGATACTCGAAATTTTTGTTTGACGCCATATGATTTTTCTTTTAGTGTATTAATAAATACTACACACTTAAGGTAACATCCAAATATTTTTTTGTTAAATTTTTAGATGAAAAGATGTCAGTCAAGTTCATCAACAAGTTTTTTAGGTGTGGGCGTACATCCACAGTATATCTTATCTTTGGAGGGTATACTTTCGCATCTACCTGTCTATGACAAATTGTCATATCATTTTGTTTAATGAAGATGTTAAAGTACTCCGGACCATCAGTATATGACGTTTCCAAAATAGCCGGATTGTTAATAATTTCGTACATATTATCCGTCATATACGTTACGGTTTTCAATGATAATTGTGTCTGAATATCGTCTTTAAATTCACGAAGTAATTCATAAAGTTCTAATGAGTTTTTCCCCTCATTGTTGAACTCTCTCACGTTAAAAAATCTCTGTACAATGATGTTATCATTTACCATCATTAAGAATTCTAATTTTACCGATTCTTGGTCTTTCATAGTTTTAATTAATTGTTGTTATAATTTCTTTTTTCTTTTCTTGTTAGTTTCATAAAGGGTCTAACAAAATTCACCCATGCGTCATCCCCCTTTGGTAGATATTTAAAAAAACCGTCTTCCATCATCATCTTTATAAGATTCCTATGTCCCCGACCATCCGGGTCTAACGTTTCTCTATAATATAACTCTACAAGTTCTTTAGCATCATCAGTAATTAACGGATTCGATAGATTTATTATTTTCTCATTAATAGCAAAAAAATCCTCCCCATGAATCCCACTTTTAGTTTTACCCGATATTAAATTTTGTAATGTTTTATTATTCTTGTTTTCTTTAAGTAGGTTCTCAGCTTTTTGTAAAATATCGGTAATCGTAACCGGTTTTTCAAGTAGCTCAGGGAAAAACTTTATAAGAGTTTTTTCACCCAAACCTGAAATACCATCAATGTTATCAGATTTATCACCCGATAAAATTTTATAAGTTTTAATATTTTGATGAGGGAATTCGTAAATATCACATTTGATTTTACTACCTAATTGATAAGTTTCTTTAGTTCTTGGGTAATACACCGACACCTTATCTGAAATAAGTTGTGTAAGGTCTTTATCCCCCGAATAAATGGTTTTTTGTTCGTTATCCGAGATTTGGCAATAGTAAGCTATCAAATCATCCGCTTCGTTATTATCTACGTTGATTTGTCTCACATAACAATCCTCCAAGTATTGTTTGATTCTTTCTTTCTGCTCAGTGAAAGAATCTAACTTATACTCGTTGTCTCTGTCTCTACGTTGTTCTTTATATTGGGGATAAATAAGTTTGCGAGCCGAAGAGTTATCATCACCATCCCACATAACAACAACCTTATCAAAGTTTTGTTCGTCTATGAATCTTCTAATGGTGTTCACAAAGTGCCATAAAGCTCCTATGTGTTTCCCATTGTGATAATAATCTTTAACTCCGTGAAAACCAATTTTTACTAAATTGTTTCCGTCAACTAAAAGTGTTTTAGTCACTTGTTTTTTTGTATTCGTTACTGTAAAATTTTGTTACTCTTTTTCAAATTATCTTCAGCCCATAATGGTTGAAGATTTTCATAATGACATAACTTATAAAGTTCGTCTTCTGTTTTTGCCGATGATAATGGAATGATGTGGTCAATATGCCACTCACTCCTGTTATCCCAACTCATACCATCAGTAAATTGGGTTTCTAAATGTTCTTTTAGAAATTGGGGGGAACACCCTACAATGTCAAAAGTTTTGTTAGTTTTGGTTATGTTAAGAATTTTTAAATACTTCCACAATCTACATCTCAATCTATTAGTTAAATTAAAAACAGGGTCACTATCTCTTCTCTCTTTTCTTTGTTCTTGTTTTCTTGGTTTATAATTTTCACGATATTCTTTTCTTTTTTCCGAATTTTTATCTAACCAATTTTTTTTTAACTCATTAACTTTATCGGGATTTTCTTCTCTCCATTTCTTGTGACGATTATAAACCCATTCAGGATTTTTTTTAGTCCAATTTCTAGTTAATTCTAAAACTTTTTCAGGATTATCTTTACGGTAATTAACGCTCCTTTTATTATTACATTCTTTACAAGAATATAATAACCCATCTTTCGATGATTTTGAATTACCAAATTCACAAACTTTTTTTTCTCCCTTACATTTAGAACAAACTTTAGTTTCCATTTTTAAACTTTTTATTCTTTTTCTTCTTTCAAATCAAAATCACCATCTGCCCCAATTATTTCTTTCCAATAGTCAGCATATTCTTTTTTGTATTTTTCAATATTTGATTTTTCTTCCGTAGAATCTTTACCAGCCAAAAATCCGTGAGGTGTTACAATAATCTTACCATCTTCATATCCCAGTCCGTTAATGTGGTTTTTTAAGACTGAAACTTTACTTCTAATCGCAAATTTGATACTTCTTTTATCTTTGGTGGCAGTTATCTTATTTGTTCCTGCACCTTTTTGATTACCAAATAAAAATACTAACGAAGAATTTAACCAAATAGCGTTTCCTCCCTTGGCCATAATCTTAGGTTGACCAAATGGATTATCCGGTAACTCCACCCAAGGCTGATTCACGATAATTAAAGTGTTTTCATATTTTGAATCTGACCTTCTACTACCTGATATTCTTTGATTAATACCCATTCCAATTTTATCAGATAACGCTCCGGCCGTGTGTTGCTTCCCACCTTTTCCGTCAAAAGTCATTTTGCAGGGAACACTGCCAACACTATCCCACATTATACATAAACTGTAATCTAACTCTCCTTTTTCTTGAGCATCAAGTAATGAATTTATATAATCTGTAATTTGTTCAATATATTCAAAATTATTGTTAAATATAAAAAATCCATCCCAATCTAATTCTCCGGTTTCTTCATCAACAACTTCATCACATTCAAAACCCATAAGTTTTGCGTGTTCAAATGACCATTTTTGTTCAGTAATTATAAATACAGGTAAAATACCTTTTTTCTGAGCGTCAACTGCTGTCTTAACTAAAGCAGTTGTTTTTCCTGTATCAGAATGACCCAAGAACATATTTAAGTGTCCTATAGCCGGACCAGGTAATCCAACAGCATCCAAAAAGTCAGGACCTAAGTCAAAAAAACTTTGTGGTTTGTATTTTGCCGATGTTGAGAATTTGTCCTTAATGGACTTAAAATCGTGTTTTTTAATTGCCATATATCTATGTTAATTTAATTTTTTAGTTTGTTTAGACAAGTTGGACACTAAGTAGGTCTCAGTGTCCAAGTAATATGTCTATATTTTTTTTGATTAGAAAGGCATATCATCTTCCGGTTCATCACCCGCTTGTGGGTCAATCGGAGCAGATGGTTTAGAACCACCAAATGACATCTCATCAGAATCAGAGTTACCATAATCGTAACCACCTTTATCAGAGTTCCATTTTGGAGTTTCACCTCTTGCGATAGCTTCTAAATACTCAACAGGTTTTTTAGAGTAAACATCTTCCCAAGATAACTCATCGTTAACCCATCCGTCAGCAGTTGCTTTGTCCTCATGAACAGGAGCAGCATCATCATACATAACTGTTTGGATTACCGTGTAAAACGCACCTTTTGGAGTTTTAGCTTTAGTCAATTCTAAAATGATATCTCTACCTGTTACCGGGTCAGTAATATCACCTTTATTTCTCCAAATAGGAATAATTTTATCTAAAATTCCTTCATTTTTGTAGTTGTGTTTAAATCTCCAAAATTTAACACCATCCGCCTCGTTATCTCTATCAATAACTTTCACAATGTAAAATTTACGTGATAAGTATTGTTTAGCCAACTCTTTGTCAGATTCTTTTCCGGTTGCACGAAGTTCTTCGTAAACCTCATTTAAAGGTGAACGCTCACTGTCATTTTTTCCCGGGTCATAAAATTTTTGGAATTTTCCATCAACTTGAATCTCGTGATACCAAACTTCATTAAATGGTGAAGAACCATCTTTTGTTGGTAAGATTCTTAATCTTCTTTGGCCTTGAGTTTCCTTATCTTGAAGGATTGCCGCGAAGTATTTTTTCATTCTTTCTTCTTGTGTGAATTTTGAGGTAGAAGAAGAGCTACCTTGTTTTGATTGCTCGTATTGAGCCAAAACTGCGTCTAATGAATTTGTCGCCATAGTGTTTAAAATATTTAAAGGTTTATAAAAGTATAAGTGTCAGCCGTGTGTTTGTCAAATTGTTTTGTAAAAAAAACGGTCCGAAGACCGTTAAAATTATCTTACTTGTCTAAATGGATTTACTTCGTCTTCAAAATTTCTGAAGGTTTTTTTAATCTCATTTGGAGAATAGTCTTCAACTTCGTCTTGAGTTAAAACATATTCATTTTTTCCTGTTTTTTCCATATCCTCCTCTTTATCATCAAAGAATTGACTTAATTTTTGATTGAAAGGGCCTGAATCTAATGTTCTTAATTCTAATCTTTCTTGAGGAGTTTTTTCTCTGTATTTTTCAACCTTAGCCTCTAAATCATTTAATTTAGTCATGATACCATCCATTTCACCTAATTTAGTTTCTAAATTGTCTAAATGTTGGAATAAGTTATTAAAATACTCTTCTTGTTTCTCTTCAACTTTTTTCTGTGATTTTACTAAATCAGTAATATCCATTTCTTCAGTTTTTGATTCTGATTTTTCATCACCACCAATTTTTTCCACATCCGGGTCATTTGCAATGTCAACAGGTTGAGGTCCTGTCGGAGCCGGTGGAGCCATAGCAGCATTTGGGTCTGCCGGTGGAGCCGTTTCAGGTGCCGGAGCAGGAGCCGCGTTTGGGTCAACTTCACCAGGTGGAGGAGGTAACGTAGCATCTTGTTCAACAATATATTGATTGATAGAATTATATCTAGCAATTTCCTCTAAAATTTGATTGTCTATTTTTTTCATGTTATTAACCGTTTAATAGTTGTTTTACACCTGTTAAAGTTTCAACTTGAATTTTTTTATTTTTGTTTAATGTGTTGTCAACTCTTTCAATTAAACCATCTTTCATTCTGATAGTATAACAATCTCCTGTGTCTAAATCACATACTTGTTTAGAACCATCTCCCAAATCTTTTTCGGTACTTCTGGTATTTTTACCTAAATAGTTGTCTAATATTAATTTTGTGTCCATAATCTTTTATTTATAAATATCTTTTATTTTGAAAAAACTTAATTTAACATGTTGTTCCATTTCTTGAACATGGTTTTCCGTCCCAAATAATCTCAGAACCTGTATATGGTTCACTATAACAATTACAACATATATTACCCTTGACCTCATCCCACCTTTTGTTGCTAATTAAATCACTCTCTACAAAATCTTCATCAGGACAACTTATAGGGGCAACAATTCTTGAAAAACTATAACTAATATTTGGAAAAGCATTAACTTTAATTCTTAATATAACACTATATTCTTTCTCGTTTTTGGCCGTGTCTAAAATTTCTTTAATGTTAGTTACTGAAATAAATGAACCAATATTTTTATTTGTTGTTGGTTTTATTGTAAAACTACCAATTTCTACTTGATTATTTGTACCCCCCACAATATATAATTTAGCAGGATAATCTTGTGTTAATAATTCATCATTATTATAAACTACAAAAGTACCAGTAAGGGTGTTATTTTTTATTTCGAGATTATCTAACGAAACTGTACTGAAATCTTTAGCATTTTTAAAAATCTGTTCGTTGCTATTTGCTGTCGGAGGTACGTTAGGTGGTGGAGTACCACTTACATTTCCACTACCGGTTTTAAATAGGTCAATAGATTTTTGAACATTAGCTTCCATCTGACTTAATTGACTCGGATTATTTTGAACCAAATTGTTATAAACATCAATATTTTTTTGATTTGCTGAGAAATATAACGTATAAAATTTAACAATATCTTTTGATGTTATATTTGGTAATTCTGTTACTCTACCTTTCCATCTTTCAATTAAAAAAGTAACATGTTTTGATAAATCTGAAAAAATTGCATAAGGTACATTACTTGAACTACAATAATATTGATTATTAAAGTATGACCCTGTTGCTCCCCAATATTGTAATAAATCAACACCTGAATAGTTATTTTCTTTTGTTTCTAATTCAGTTCCATTTGATGACCCTAAATAAATTGTGGCAAACACTAAATACCTTAATTTTTGGTCATTGGTTTGAGCAATAATTGTTCCGATAGCATCGTTATATTTAGATTTAGTTGTTGTTGGTGAATCAACATTATCGTATGTTTCATACTTACTTATTGGTTTACAATTTGGATAACTTGTTGAACTATTAGCATCTTTGCTTGAAGCCTCTTTAACCTTATCATTAGTTTCACTAATAACGTCTGTTCCTTTTTTAGCATTTTCTTTAATAGCCGCTTGTTTGTCTTGTTTATTTTTCTCAATAATTGAAGTCAATAAATTAGTTTTTAAAGTTTGAATGTAACTATCTACTTTTTGTAAATTTGAAATTGATTGTCGAGTACCTTTAAATATTGTTTCAAAAGTTCCGGGTCCAATAGTATGATTAACTTCTTGAATCATATATGTACCACTAAACATTGGGACATGTCTCAAATTAAAATACATTGTTGGTTGAATCATAGCATTCCCCATCATTGATACCGTACAAGCGTAACTTCTATTTTTATATAAATTATATAATGAAACGTTTTGAGTCCCCGCCACTTTACCTGACGATTGTTTAACTAACTCATCTGTTTGTTGTAACGATTCCGCAGTTGCTTTACCAGCACTTTGGTCTATTTGGAATCCATGAAATATTGATTGATTTTGAGGTCCAACATCAACATTAAACCCAACAACTTTATTAGATTTATCCCAATCAGTTTTACCTATTTGGTCTTCAATTAATGGGTTATCACTTGCACGTCTTAAATCAAAAGAGTCCCCTTTAAATCTTACATTAGAGTTGTTTTTAAAATCAAGTTGTTCACTTGGTTTACCAGCGTAAAAACAAACCATTTTTGCCGAAGAATTTCTGTAATCAACATTCAAAAATGTTCCAAACATCGTGTTAGCAAATTCTAAAGACCCTTCCGGTTTTGGTACAGGGTTTTTAACCGCATCTTGTACATTATAAAAATTAACATATGATGGGATATTCATAACCACAAAATTATTTGTTACTAAAATATCTTGAACAAATACTAACATACTTGTTTTAGGATTTATATTTGTTAATGTTTTTTTCAATTTATTAACATCAACTAATACTTTATCACCAATATTTCTGTTTGCTCTATCCATTAATAAAACATCTTCAAATAGTGTTTTAGTTTTAAAGTCGTTACCCGCAATCCATTTATCGTTTAATGCTTTAAACGACTCCCAATATTCTAATTTTGTTTGAGGACCTTCTAACGCAGTTTCAAGTGCAGTATCAGGTGTACTACCAACATCAGGTAATTGTTTTTGTAATTTAGGCATTAATTTATTAATAATAATATTTTGAAAATTATCTGTACTAGTAATGTATTCATTCATTAAAGTAACAAATTTATTATAATTCAAAGTACTATCATTTAATTTTTGTGTCGCATAAATTTTAATAATAGGTGCAAATATTTTAATATTATCCACACTAAAATCTATATTACAATCAACAAAGAAATCGGTTATATATGAACCATCATTTGTATATTGTAATTGAGGTATTTCAGAAAAACCAACATATACTCGTAACGCTTTCCATTCATTTGGATAATTTGTTATAGATTGTGATAACGTTACAGTACCTCCTGATGTTGGTAATGGTGTTGGCGTTTGAAATGAATATTTACTCCATGTATATGGGTCAGCAAGTAATCTATTTGAAAAAGTGTAAAATAATCGTTTGTCAAAGTTTGCTGGATTACCATATTTGAAAACAACATCGTAATTTAAAAATGATTGTAAAATATTTGTTAAAACAATTAGTTGTGAATCTTGAACAGCAGAAACTAATTCAGTATTAATATCAGTACCACCTACTTTTGGAATTCTCATTAAACTTCTCATCAACATTTGGAAATTTTTAAATGATTTGGTTGTTTCGGTATCACTATTTGATATAAACTCATCATCAAAATCATATATTGATTTTGAAAAATTTAAAAATTCCGATTCAAAACTATCTAAAACTTCTTTTTCAAAAACTGAAAACATTTCACTTATTTCAGAATATTGGTCTTGTTTACCATTAATTGAAAAATTTTCTTGTTTAGTATCACCTGTAATGTTGAAAACTTGTTTTAAATATTTAATAGGTGTTGGTTTAACAACTTTATTAATATCAAAATACCCATAATTAGGCGCTACCCAAAACATTCTAACAGAACCATTATACATTGCAGTATTACCGGTAATTTCATATTTCAATTGATTGGTTTCTTCAGTTATACACTCATTACTTGTCTGATTTATTAACGCACCTTGTGATGGTACAATATATGACGAAATGTTATCTAATGTTGTTATGTAAACTGACCAAGGAATAACTCTCAAATCTCTTTTTGGATTATTTGGGTCAAACCCTTCAGGCATATTAATAATTGCTTCAGGCACATAATTTAATGTAACACCTGAACTAAATCCATTTTGAATGTCTGAGTCAGTATAACCTGAATATATTTGAAATCCTTGATAAAAAACATTAAAGTCATTAATTAATAATGGGTAAAAACCTGTATTAATTAATGAAGATGTTTCTGCCCCTAATGTTGTGTTTTTTTCCAACACAATATCCATTTGAGCACCATTAATTATCAAATTATAGTTTTTTGTTGGTGAATTTGTTACCGGGTCATAGTTACGTACATAACTAAATCCTGACCATGATGTATCTAAAATATCTTTACCTGTTTCAACAAAATTTTTATATCTATTCCAAACAGAACCAATTTTTAATATCCAAGCATATGGTAACTTATGAACCGCACCAAATTTCTTAAGTGTTGCAAAAATATAATCTAAATCAGTTGCTGAATTTGACGAATAAGTTTTATATTTTTCTCTAAGCGTAGATAACGGTAAACTATTTAAAAATAAATAAGCAGACGCAACAAATGGATATTCATCGTTATTTCTAAAATTTTTAACCCCTTCTTGAATTGAATTAACAAAATATGGTGTGTTAAACATTGAAACGGTTTGATTACTTGTAACTAACCCTGAATAGTCATTATATCTTAAATTACCTTCTGTTGGTAATTGTGAGTCAAAACTTCTATTTTCATAAAATAATTTTAAATCAAAATAATAAATTGGTGATTTAATATTGTTAAATAAGAAATTAGTAAATGGTCTTCTATCGTCATCATTAGTAATATCTGTAAAATTAGATATTATTTTTTTATTACTATTATATGTTAATACTTTTGTTGTATTATATGATGATTTAATATCTGAAATTGAATTACCATTTGCCAATTCATTCTTAACCCAAGTGAAATTTGTAAATGGGTATGTGTCTGTTAAATTAAAAATGTTACTAGAGGTCGAATTCGATATAAAATTAACCACATTATTTTCACCAGGTAATGAAACCAATGGTTGTGATTTATCCTCATTTAATAAGTTTTGACTTAAAAATTCAAAACTTGAATTATTAACTTTGTTTTTAATGTAAGACGTATTAAAAATACCTCTAATAAAATTTTGCCAACTTTCACCTGTACCATCATTAGAAATATGTCTCATTAATATCTCAAAATTTCCAGCATTAATTCCAAACTCTTTTATTTTTTTAATAATAAAAGGGTTATCATTAGATAAACTTTGAATAATATTAATACTCTCAGCTTCAGCAATAACATCCGTTACTTTATCTTGGTCTTGGGTGTTACCATTACTTCTCAATAAACCTGAATAATTTGATGTTAAAAATATTCTTTCAAATATTTCATAAAAATATTTAATTTCTTCCTTGTTATCATAAACCGCATTGCTAATCGGGAATTCAATAGCATCTAATGATACTCGTTGAATATCTGTTAATGGATTATCTGTAGTTAATGGGTCCGCAGGTGGTTTTACCGTTTGAGTTGTAGCTCTAATAAACTCTTCTACAAACTCAACTTCAGGCCATAAATCCGGTAAATACGCTTTAGTTTGATTTATAACATTTTTATCACCCGGATAAGTTAATTCAAACATTTCACGACCATCTTTACCTGAAGTCGCTGTTAACATTTGAGGCCACGGATAAATAGGTAATGTTTCATTATCACCTGATGATACATTATCAACACAAGCATTTGCCGTTTCCGGATTTAAAATTGAATTTCTTCGGGCTTTAATTTGAGAATCATTTAAATTCCAAGCTTGAACATGGACATCATCCATTAATCTTAAAAACGCCTCACCATTAGCAAAAATAACCGCAAGCACATTTCGGATATTTGGAACAAATCCAATACCATTATCTTTCTTTTGTAATAATTTAGTTAAAGCTTCAGTTAATTCTTCTTGAATATTTTCTTTAACCTTTTTAACAAGCGTACCCATTTGATTGATTAAATCTTCAAATCTATCTTTACCCTCAAATATATAAAATTGGAAATTTTTTTCTTCAGAACCTTTTTTATTTCGTATTTCTAATGAATTAAATATTCCTTGTTCCGCCAATTCATTATTAAACTTGTCAAGTTGGTCAGCGTTTGGCTCTGTTGATAATTTTTTTCGTTGACGATACGTTTCTTTAACATTTACATCACCTGATTTTGGTTCAATTTTAAATATCTCAAATGGTTCAATTTTAAATGGTACTTTTGAGTTAGTATTTGTCTTACCATCAATTGTGTATTTACCATCAACACCACAAACAGTGTTTTTATTCATTTTTTCTTTAGCATCACTAATAATACCTTGTAGTTTACCTAAAGCAGCTTCTCTTTTTGTTGAAGTATCTATTTCACGTTTAAAAGTATACACCTTACTACCATCGTTCATTACCAAAAAATTTTTTGTATCCATATATGTTGCGAACCATGAAGTTCCCGCACCCGCATAGACATCTTTATCCAAATTACCTAATAATCGTTGATACTCCTCAACGTAAGTTAATGGGTCTAAATTTTGTTGAGAAAACGATGTTAAAATGTTTTTAATAAAATTTTCAATTCTATCTCTCATTTGAACAACGGTTATTTCCGGGAAATCATCAGGTATCATTCCTTTTGATTTATATTCACTATATAACTCTCTAACTTTTTGATATCCTCTTGAAACTATTGAATCCTGAACATTTGAAAAGTTGGTAGCCCCACCTTTAGTTGTTTGTATGTTAACTCTAGATTGATACATATGTGGAACTGCCGTCAAGGCAGCCATAGGTACTTCACTCAATAGTGTGTATTTGTATGTATAAAAATGTAGTTTGATTTTAAAATTACCATTAGACGTATCATATCTTGATGAAAATGTTTGTAACATTAATTGTAATTTAACCGCTTTACCATAAAAACCTTTTATAGTTAATTGGAACATTGGATATGGTAAATTAAAAAATGCCGCGTATGGTGAATTATCACCCGCCTCAAACATTGCTCTACCTTTAATATCTTCTAATTCAATGGTAATTGAAGGTAAAAAATCTAAACCTTGTCTAATATTAATAGAAGTGATACCTAATAATCCATTATCAACAGACGCTTGTTTACCACCCGAGTTAATTGTTTGTCTAATAAACCAATCTTCACCTTTTTTTGGTGCTTGTGGTATACTTTCTAAATTAGGTTGATTAACCGCTTTACCAATAATAGAATCTTTACCGGTTATTTCATCAGTATATGAATTATCTAAAAATGTTTTATCACCCGGTTTTAAAAAATTAATACTGGCTATTGAAACTGTTTGTACTTGGTCGTTATTTGCAACACCAAGGGCTAATTTAGTACGTGGTAATGCTTTACACTCTAAATTAGCATACATCACTAAATTTTCTTGTTTAACATATCTTTCTTGTACTTTTCCGTCACTATCTATGACTTTATTTGGGTCTATGATTGATATGTTATTATAATCAAACTCAACTAATATATTTTCCGATTTATCTACCATAATAAAAGAAGTAATTTTCTAGGTCATTGTTGTAATCCTGTAATGAAGCTATTAAAGGATAGGGGATTGTCAAGATTGCCCCATCAGGGATATTCCACTCTTGACCTGCGTATATTGGGTTTGCTTGTAATATTAACCAACCAAAAAAAGGTGTCCCATAATATTGTTGTGATACTTTGTCTAATCTAGATTGTGCAACTTTGAAAATATATCTTTTATCTGTGGATTTACTTGGCAGAGTAACATATGGAACAACGGTTTGTCGTCCATTAACAATAAAATTATTGTATCTATTATAATAATCTTTAGTTCCCATAATTAATCAAATTTTATTTTGCCATCAAAAGTTAATTTATCATTATTCACGTTAACCGTTTTATATAAATTTGCAATATCCGTTTTTTGTTGTGCTTCTGTTGCAGGGTCAGGAACTGTTGTATATGCAAATTTTCTTAACTTACCTTTAGGATAAGCAGGTTGGTTCACAAATTTTGAATACGATTCTTTGTCCCTAATTGTTTTAATAAATTTTTGCTCAGCAACTAATTCTTTTTTTGTTAAATCCGCAAAATCATCACAAATATTATTAAATTTTCTTACTAATTTATTATCATTCTTTAATTCCCCACTAATAATAGCGTTTATAAATTGTGTTAATTTATTTTTATCGTTAAATATTTGAGCCATTACCATGAATTGTCGTTTATCCTCAACTGATGCCGTAGCAAACTGTTTAGATATTGGTTCAAATTCTCCCGGACCTTCATATGGTACGGTAACAGTTGTAATTATTTTTTCAGCGTCCATCAATACATTAAACTCATCTAATCTAATCCCAACTAAACGATAATCATCACATAATTCTTGATACGTATCCAATGGAGACCCAAGACTAGCACTATTAACTTCAGTAGTTCCTGAAATAGTATAAACACGAGGAACACCCGTATCTAAAATTTTACCATCAGTTTTTGTTGTTACTAAATTTATTTTTCTAATAATCTGAACCATATTTTGTTCTAATCCTACAATTTCTTGAATTTTAGTAAACAAACCACTACTATAATCACCTTTTAACGCGTTAATGTATTGATTCATATTTGTCTTAACTCTTTGAATTGTTGCGTCCGTAAATTTATAACCTACTAATCTTGATATGATATAATTTTTATTAGTAGGATTGTCAGCGTTTATATCTGAAATAAACGTACTAAATAACGAATCAACTTTAGTTTCAACACCTTCAGGTTTACCATAAATTGGTGCCAATATACTACTAGAATTTAAACTTATTTCTCCGGAAGTATATAATCTATCTTGAGTAATTAACTGCCAAACACCATAATTGTAAGATTTGACAATACTATCACTTTGATTTAGTATATTTGTATAATATTCTTTCGTTGAATCCAATATTTTATCCATAATAGTCATGTAGGTAATTTCACCTGTTTGACCACTAGTAACCGGAATATTTGTTAATATATCTCCAATAGTATTTCCTCCATCGTTAATAATATCATTTTGGACATTATTAACTGTAACCGGTGGTTGAGCATCTAAAATTGATTGAATTAATTTGGCATCCAACGCTGAAGTATCTTCAGTCCATGTTGCTCTTTCATCATAAATTTCAGTATTAGCATAGAAATTAAACGATAACGCATTTTGTAGTTGTTCCACAGGTCTAGCTAATCCCATGCCACCAATCATATCAAAACTTAAATTAACATTCGCAATCATTGGTTGAATACCAATACCTTCAGGGTTCATATCTAACACTAATGGTTCATATGAAAATGAAATTGTTTTTGGAATTATTTTACCATTATAAAAATCACCAATTCTTAATATTAAAACCGGTGGTGCTCCAAATGATGTATTTACCGCATCATTATATTTTGGTTTACCATCAACACCAATAACAGGTATGGTTTCACCAGGTCTAACACATTGATTTAAGAAAGTCAATCGAGCATTTAATCCTTCAGGTGTCATAGAGTGAAATGCCGGATTAAAAAATCTAATTTTATCAGCAATTGAACCGTACACCATAGGATTAGTTTCTTTAATAACATCAAAATAATCACATTCTGTTAATAATTGTCTAATAATTCGCTTTCCAATACCTTCTTTTAGTTTTTGTTGTATCTCAACAGTTTGAACCGGTTTAATTGTGTTAATAGTTGTTGCACTAACAGGTGTTATAATTTCCTCAATTTTTTCAGGTGGTTTATCTGTTGAAGCAATTGGAGTAACAAGAATACTATTAATCTTAACTCTTCTACACGCCATCGCATCTGTAGAAAATACTTGAGCCAAATTGTTATCCCTCGTTGTATTTTGTTTTGACTTGATATCTTTAGTACATTCAACTTGTGTTCCTGTACCTGACTCACCTTGAGGTATAGAAATTTGCTCTCCCTTACCACTTTGTAATGTAATTTGTAAAGTTTTATCATTAAAAAATTTTTCTAATGTTTCACCCCCAACAGGGTATCTTTTTAAAAATTGAATAACAGAATCATTTCTTCGTTTAGAAAGATTTTCATTATATGGAACACTAGCGGTCGCCGATGCTGAACCTACCATTTGAATACTAATAGTCCCTTTTTTTTCTTTTAAAATATTGTAAGCGTCTTTTATAAAATTATTATCATTAACTGCGATTTTTTTATAATTAGACTCAACAATATTTGTAAAAAACTCTTTAACATTCGCATTAGTACTACCAGCATTAAAAAGACCACTTGCTGTATCAACATATGTTTTAATATTTCCGGGACTAGTATACGCAGAATACGTAACATCATATGGAACTGAAGAAACAACACCATCTGATTTAGGGTCAGGAGTATCATTGTCAAAATAAAACGCCAATTGAGAATAGTTCTTTTTAAAGTCCTCGATTGAAGTATCAGGATTAGATGTTTGAACCGCAGCATCTGCAGGTGTTCCCGCACCCCCTTGAGGTACTGAATTTTCTCTTGGTATACTCTCACTAACATTCTTTAACTCTTCATCCGTTAATCTTGGATTACTTAAAATCTCTTGATACGTATATAAATCTTTCGTTGGAATAGTATTAAATTTTAATGCCAATTCATAAATGTCGTACTTAACACACCCCGCAAAGAATGAATCAATTATAGAATTAATTCTTTCTTTACTCTGTCCTTTTAATTGTTTCTCAACAACCGCATTCATAACTGATGGACTATCAACAATAATCTTCCAACTTAATTGTCCGGTTCTACTTGTATTTTTATAAGTATAGATTGGCTCAGGTCTACCTAAAAATGACGTATCATTCCAATTAGCAGTACTACTATCAGAAAATTTTAAATCATAAGGTGGAAACCACATAACTCTACCCCCATTTGGGCCTTTTTCACATACAGGTAATTCATCATAAGTAAATCCAGGTCTACTTGATGTTCTCCAAGCTAAGTTTTCAATTGAGAACATATATTTTTTAGCATATCCCCCCGTTCCATCAACATTATTTGCAATAATATTTGTTGACCCCGGATTTCTTAAAGGAGCAATATTCAAATTATATGTATTATCTAAAACGGAATGAGTAAATCTTCTACCCGATGTAGTTATACCATCTGTTTTTTGTAAATCATTATACGCGTAATACGGATTATCTTTAGTAAAAACCCTACAATATTCTATACCGGCATCACCACCTGTTGTATTATCAGTATATGATAAAACTTGAGAACCTTTAGTAATTTCTTTATATCCATCGTGGAATACCTTACTAATTTGATTCATTGCATTACCAACGTGTTTTAAACGGGCTTCACCCGTAACACCATCAGCGGAGTCAATTAATCTTTGAGTTTGGTCTAATATGGAAGTTTCTTTGAACTCAATGTTTGTTGATTGGTCTCTTGTAATGTTTCCACTAACCAATTGAAAATCCTCATCCATTGTTCCTGAACCACCACCCGGTATTGCACGGAACCCGGCATTGGCTTTATATTTTGGAGACACCCAAACAAATCCACCATCAATACCTCCACCGTCACTATAAGACCTTCCTCCTAAACCAAAATTGCTAAGAGCCGATTCATTACCTTCATATAAAATACCCATCTCTGATGGACCGTATACAGGTGAAGGGTCTTGTTGACCAAAGGCGTTAACAGGTATTTGATTTGGGGGTGAAGTAATATAAGATGGCTCTGATGTTCTATTACCAACATAATAACCACCAACTAACGTACCATTACCCGGATTAATATTTGGAACTAATAAGTTAACTAAACCTTGAGCAACACCAAACAATAAACCATAATCTTTATCATACGATGGTTGATATCTGTTATAATTAATATTTGCAAATAAAACTGACCTTTGTCCGTTACCGGTGTTCGCCAAGAATATTTGTGAACCACTTCTATTAAGGTTTAATATTGGACCTAATAAACCACCTGTTAATTGATTTACGGTGTTTAATGCGTTTGAAGTTTGTTGTGTTTGACTATTTTCGTTGTTATCGTTAAAATAATCACCAGGTATT